CCGGGGCACGCCTCGCCGTGCTCGTTGATGCAGTCAAACTGTTTTTCAAATACGGCCGTGAGAGCATCGGTCAGCGGCACCGGTTCACGGCCGTTGCCTAGTCCAACAGGTTCCCCGATATCTCGCCGACAAACGCCTCGACCACCATCCGCTTGATCAGCGGGTCAACCGCGTTCTTGAGTGCCGGCGTGTCCGCGTCCGGCTGGGCCTCGATAAAGGCTCCCTGGATCCCGACGCACCACAGGTCGTAATGCTCGACCGCGTTCTTGAGCCCCGATCTGCTGATGAACCGCTGCTTGCCACGCTTGCCCGGCTTGACCTCGCCCTGCGACGATCGCCGGCGATAACGCTTTAGCTCCGACTCGGCCGGCTGACGCATGACGTGCGTGATCACGTAATCAGGCTCGTCGCCCGTGCCGACCTCCTCGACCACCGGCACCTCGTCCGCAAACGCATCCACGCCCTCCTCGACCTCGACCGAGCGGAGGTAAATGCCCTGAAACGCCGCGGCCTTGTGCTGCACCGGCACGTCTCCTGGGTAGCCCGTTGCCTCAACGATCAGCTTGTCGTAGTAGCGCGCGTCCGTTTCCTCGTTCAGCGTCGGGTCCGGGGTCGCAAAGCTGCCGTCCCTCGCGATCGGCACCTCACGCTGCAGCTCCGCGTCCCGCTCATACACCAGCTCCGGCGTCGGCCTCCGCAGCTTATGCGTAAAGCGTCCGTCCTTCAGCCGGACCGGCATCGTTTCCCAGTCGAGCGGAAACAGCTTCACGCCCTCCCGTGTATTGCCCTCGTCAGGCAAAGAAGCCGGTGCAGAATCGCCCGGCCCTCTTGGTATGGTCAAAACATTTTCGTCTGCCAAATCTATCCTTCTCCTTCCGCTTTCGCGGGCTCGTCCGACTGGACCGCAGGCGTCTCGCCTGCAACTTCCGGCAGCGGCGTCGAGGTCAGCGGCGTCGGCGGGACGTAGTTCACCGTCTCGCCGGTCCGTGCCTCATAGTCCGCCTTCTGCTCTTCAAAGATCCGCTGCCTCTCATACTCGACGGTGCCCGGCTTCGGCCCCGCCGCCTCTTCATCTGTCTTCTTCTTCGCCATAGGCTTCCTCAACTCTGCAACTCTGCAACTCCGGTATTCTCTAAACTAATGTGGCCGTCGCGTTCTTGATCCGGCCCGTGATCGTTCCCAGGCTCGTCGGGTCCTCCAAGGCGATCACATTGAGCATCGTCGCCGCGTCGCCGTCGTCCTCGTCAGGCGTGACCACCTCAAAGCTGAACTTCGGCACGATGATCTCGAATTCGTGCCGGTGTGCTCCCGAGATCACCGGCCCCTTCACCGTGAACTTGAGGTTCGTCATCACCTCGTTCAGCGTCGATTTACGCCAGTCGCTCAATGAAAGGAAATCGACCTTGAGCGAGATCGCCGTCTCGTACTTGCCGCGAGGCATCCGCTTAACGTGTGCCCCCGTGCCGCCCGACGTTGCCGTCTGGATCGTGTCGCCGATCCGGCGTTTGTTGGTCTTGATGTTGTTCTTGTGTTCGACGCTCCACTCGATGACCGTCCCGACCGAATGCAGATTGACGGTGGTCGATCCGTCCGAGTCGAGATACGAGATCTCGGTCCGGAACGAATCCATGCACGCCGGGGCCGACAGCTCCGGAAGCGAGGTCAATCCGTGCGGCTCCGTAAACTTACCCGAGTTGACGATGTCGGCCTCGTACTGGGCCCGGCTGTCACCCGACTGCGAGAGCTTGAACCGCTCGGCCATGCAGCCGTGCAGCAGGAAGCTCGACCCATCCAGCAGCCCGGCCGCACCGAATGACGGCAGGATCGAGCCGACCTGCGGCCGCAGGATCGCAAACGTGTGCTCGTAAACGCCCGTCGTGATCAGCGCGTCCGTGACCGATCCGCCCAACGCCCGGCGAAACAGTCTCGCCGGCACGTCCGTCTCGGCGTCGTCTGCGTAACCGTACTGGCCCGGCGTCCAGTAATGGCTGCACAGGTGCGTCGGGGCGTTGCGTCCCGACTTGCCCGCATCCGACCGCTTCTCAAGCACCGGCAGGATAAAGAACGGATTCATCGTCGGCACGGCCGAGTAATTCGACCCCGTCGACTCGGCCGTGTTATATGTCGATTCGACCGTCTTTGAGATCCAATGTTGGGCGTCGTCTAGTCTCATAGTCTTGGTTTTTATGCCCCGGGCCTACTGCCTACTGGCTACCGGTTCAGCAGCACAGGTGGACCTTCAATCTGCCCTGTGCGAAGTGCAGCGTTTCCTCGCCGCAGTCGAGCGTCGTGATCCGCTGATACTGCAGCAGGTCGTGCCGTTCGACATCGTTGTCAAATCCCAGCCTTGGCTCCGCCTTGATCGCGTTGTATGCCTTGGCCCTTATCACCGCAAACTCGTCGTCCGAGTTATCGCCCGCCTTGCCGGAGCGAAATTCGTAAAATCCCCAGATGTCATAGATCAGTTCGAGCCGGTCACGCGAGGCATTCTTTCTCTCAGCCGGCTGCGCGGCCTGCTTTATGATCCAGCCCTCACGCGGGCTTCCGAATAGGCCCGGCCAGTCCGCCAGCTCGTGGCTCAGTGCGTTCCACGGATAGACCTTGCTGTCAGGCAGAGCGGCTGTGAACAGCTCGGCGATCGCGGCCCTTATCTGCTGGTCGAGATCTTCGGTCATGCCCTAAATGAAACTCCCTGCAGAATCGGCACCTGTACGCTTTCAAAGAACTGTCGCCCAGCACGTTCTCCGCGAACTGCTCGGCATACTGTTTCGTCGAGAATGCACGCTTCCTGGTGCATTCGTTCTCTCGTCGCCAATCTTCCTTTTTCACTCACTTTTTTTTTCAATCGGGGCCCCCGAACGGCGTTTTTGGCCGGTTGGGGTGATTATCGGATCCCCTCAACCTCTTCTCTCAGCATGCTCTCGAGCGTCGGCAGGCTGTCATCGGCCGTCCTTTGCCACAGCGGCCTCGCCTCCATCCGGTCCGTCCCGTCCTCGAGATACCCAGCATATTCGACCGGCGTTCCGATCAGGGCCTCAAGGGTTGACGGGAAGATCTGCTGTATCGACCCGTACAAGTTGCTCGAATCGACGGCCGGCGACTCTCCCGGTGCCGACGCGATGTGAATTCCGTCCTTGCCCCGCTTGTACGCCCGGCCCGACTTCGGCTCGGCCATCGACGACTTGAGCTGGCCTTCGATGTACCCGGCACCATTGCGAACGAACCGCCCGATCGCGGCGTCGAGCTTTTGCATCAGCTCCGGCGTCCGGTCCTTTGTGACGGTTATTGAGATACTGCTCATCGCTGGACCTCAGCTCGCAGCTTCCACACCAGCGAGTTACCGATCGGCTCCTCGACCTTGGTGACCTTCCACCGGCGACTTCCTACGGTCAGCGCGACGAATGTCTTGATCACCGCCTGCGAGGTTTCCCAGTCCTCCTCGGCCACGATCTGGAATTGCCAGGCACCGGTCCCGACGCCCGCACTGTCCGTGGTGCCGCGTACGCGGTGGGCCTTCCAGTCCTTCTCGTAGGTGGCTGCGACTTCCTCGCCGTCCTCCGGCGTCATCGTGTAGCCTTTCAAAGAGCTGTCACCGAATAGCTCGATCCGGTGTCTGTTTATCGCCGCGATCCGTAGGTCATTCAGTTGCGACATTGGTCATCACCGGGCTCGCCGTCCCCGAATACTGCTTGACCATCGCCTCGCAGTGATAAAAGATCTGATGGGCACTCATCCGGTCACCGTCCAGGTCCGTCGACTGCAGCTCCGCAGCCTTGCCCATTTTCAATTTCCACCCCGCACGCGCCGCCGCTCTAAAGTTGTATGTCGGCGTCCAGTCCTCTGAGCTCGGGGCGTTGCCGTCCGCATCGTTGAGCGCGTACCGCTCGAGCAGCGACTGCAGGTCATCCGTCGAAAGCGTGGGCACGCTCTCCCACGCGGTCATTCTTTTCAAACGGTCTAGCGGCGTATCGGCCATTATTCATCGTCCTGCGCCGCGTCGTCCTCGGCCGTCTCAGCGAGCTTCGCCTCGATCGCCGCGATGATCTGCTTATTCGTCATGCTGTCAGGCACGACCTCGACGCCCAGCTCCTCGGCCTCGGCCACCAGCTCTGCCTTCTTCATCTTCGACCGGTCCTTCGGTGCCGGCACCGCGTTCGCGTCCGGCTCAGTCGCTGTCGTCGCCGGTGTCTCGCCGCCGACCTGATGCAAGCCGTTCTGACGCATGATCTCGGCCGCCAGGCTGGTCTCCTCGACCTCATGCTCGACGCCGTCGCCGCTGATAAATTTGACTAATGCCATCTCTTGACTCCTTCAAAACGGGCCGCCGTTGCCAGCGGCCCATCTCTGCTTACTGCTTACCGCCGCCTAGATCTTCGGCAGCCTGTACGCCCTGATCGTTCCGGCCGGCGAACCCGTGGCCGCCGCAAAGTTGACGAGGATCTTCCCGTCATCCTGCAGGAATCGGGCAGATTCGAACGGACCGATGATCCGCTTGTCCGTCGCCGTGCCGCTCGCCGCCAACGCGACCGCAAGGTCCGCAGCCAGGTGCGACGGCGGATTGTCGCCCGCCTTGACCGTAACGGTCAGAGCGGCGTCGTCCGTGTTGATGATCTCGAGTATCAGCCGGTCAGCCCGTGCGGCCCCCGCGGCAAGGATCGGTATATCGCCGTCCGTGTCAAAGGCCTGTGTCGAAGGCTGGTTGACCGCCGTGTTGACTGTGAGGTCCGTGACTGTAATTGATGCTGGATTTGCCATGATGTTCTCAATGCGTGGCGGGGAATCTCACCCCGCCATTCCTAAACTCTGTAACTCAGGTACTCCGCAACTCGGGTACTATGACGCTGCGTTCGTGACCGTTCCGACCGCCCACGCGTACGGGCGAATGAGCTTGCCGCCATAGACGTGCAGGCCCTTGACGCCGTCCGCGAAACGCTTCTCCATGCGGAACGACTCGACCTTCGAGATCTGCTCGGCATAGCTGTACGCCATCGCGTGCCCGGCGATTACCTTGTACTTCGTCGACGACGCGATCGGCACGTTGTTCGACTTGAGCACGTTAAAGCCTGCGGCCTCGCCGACCATGCCGTTGCGCAGTATCTGCTCCGCCATCGCGCCGCCCGTCTTGACAAAACGGTCGTCCTTGAGCAGGGCACCGTGAAAGAACGGCGGCACGACCACAAAGCGGCCTTCGGTCGGCACGTTCGCCTCGTCGAGCTTGATGCCCAGGTTGACCAGGTGCTCGTACGCGGCGTTAGCCGCAAGAGCTGCGACCGGCGAGCCGTCCGAGCCGACCAGGTTGCCCGAGGGCACCAGGCTGTAGCTCGCCGCGACGAACTGGTCCGCGACGTCACGCAGCTTGTAGGCCGCACGCGTCATGGCTTCGTCCATCGTATTGACGTTCTGCTGTGCGCGATCGAGGTCGTCCACCTCGAAGGCAAAATACTTCTGCTGATCGACCTTGAGCGTCATCTCGGCGTCGGTCAGCGACTCGATCGTGATGTCCGAGTCCTTCGTGTACGTGCCGATCGACGGATCACTGATCGACCCGATCTTCACCGTATCGCCCTGTGCCTGGATCTCGCCCTCGTAGTCACGATTGACGATGCCCGCCTGGGCGTAAACGAGGGACTTCTCGAGAGCCGAAAGCAAACGAGCGGCCCAGACTGTTGGAATAAAATTGAGTGACATATTTTTGTGTGCTGTGAGATCCGCCTGCGGATCTCAAAGTGAAAGCTATTTTGCTTCCATTGCCGGCTTGACCTCGGTTTCCCAGTCAAGTTTCTGGATCTCGGCCGGTGACATTTTTGCGAGAGCTTCCTTCGTCAGTTTGCCCTTCGTCGTATCACCGCCGCCCGCACCGCCGTCGATCGTCTCGGCCGGCTTCGGCTCGCCAAACTGGTCCGCGTAATCGCCCTTCAAGCTAGTGACCAGCGTGTCGAGATTCTTGAGATTTCCTTTATCGTCGAATTCGAGGTCGTCCTTGATCGCTTTCCACATCAATTCAGTGGAGCGAGCACCTTCCTTGGTCAGTGCAGCGATGACATCGTCCTTCGCATCACGCAGCCGGTTGGCCGCACGCAGCTCGTCGTTCTCCTTCTTGAGCCGCTCATTCTCGGTGAGGTCCTTCTCGTCCTCGGCCTTCTTCTTGGCCTCGGCAACGGCCTTGTCCGCCGCCGCCTTTTCACGTGCCTTTACCTCGGCCTCGGTAAACGTCTTTGGCTTCTTGCCCTCATCGCCGGTGTCGTCGTCTGCCTTCGCGGCGTCAGCTTCCTCAGCGGCCTTCTTGGCCGCAGCAGCATCTTCAGCCGTCTTTTTCTCGGTGTCCGCAGGTTTCGGATCGGAACCTTTCGCCATACAGCGAACAGATTATTGAATGCCCGCGAGGCGTGAAATAGCATTTGGAAAGCTTTAGTCCATTTGGGATAAATGGAATGATTTTGAAGCGAAAACTAAAAAAAGAGCCGTCTCCGGCTCTCTTTTGAAATGCTCAAATTGTCAGGTCAGATCACAGACCGTCTTCTCGACCGACCTCGTCCCAGACGCGGTCGAGTATCTCGTTATCGAGTGCATCCAGCTCAGGTGCCTCGTCGCCGCGGCCCCGCTCCTTGGGGTCGGTCGGTGCCGACGCCTTTAGCCTCGGGTCGTCAAATAATCGATCGTTAGATAATGCCACGCTTCTCCAGTATATACCTTCTCAGGGTCCGCATCGACTTCGATCGCCCGTCGAGCTCAAAGACCATGTAGGTCGTCCCCCCGTAACGACGCCAGGCCTCCCGGCCGTCTTCCGTTTTCATCAGATCGTTTATATCACGGATCTTCCGTTTCTTGTCGAGCAAAGACTCAAAATACCGGCTCCCCTCGGGTGAGAACTGGGCGTTATACCCCAATCGTGCCCAGGTGTAATAGCCGTTCGCTTCATTCGATTTCGCTGACCCATAATTCCCGATGGCCTCCGTTTTGATGTATTCGATGCCGAGTTCAGATGCCTGGAATGCCTGTCGCGCAAACGCGATCGTGCCGAGACCGCCCGGTGCCCCATCCTCCTTAAAGAATTCGTTGTTATAGAAATATAGTGCCCCTTCGCTGTCCCGCGACAGCGTGCGGATCTGCGTTCGTACGTCCGGGTGGTGGACATGAAATCTCACCGCACGGCCATCTGTCTCGACCTGCACGAGCGACCCGTCCAGAGCACCGGCCATGGTCGCCACGTTCTTGTCGGATATGCGTTTGCGTCCGAGCAGCTCGTGCAGCACCGCCCTCGCCGACTCGTCGTAATACTGGACCGTCGTGTTCTGCGTCGGGCCGATGTCGTCATAGACCTTTTTGAGCAGGGCCGACGCGAGCGACTTCGTATAGACCTGCTTCCCAAAGTTCCTATCCGTCGCCCACCCGACGAAATCTCGCAGATCCACCTCGCCTCGTCGATACGCCTCGCCGGCTTCCTTGCCGAGTATCTGGTCCTGCACCTCCGCACTCTGCTTCGCCAGCCAGTCCGGCCCCAGCGTCCGCTTCGACCGCGGCACGCCTTTGATCACTGGTATCAGCGTGCACCGGCAATTGATATGCTGCGGAAAAGCGTCCTTGAGCTTAAAGATCCTTCCGTCCATCGCCAGACACGCCGGGCACGTCCGCGGTGACTTTGCCGCGACCCACTCCCAGCCCTCGATCACGTCCTCATTGTCGCGATAGATCTCGAGCGTCGTTGCGCGGCGGACGCGATTGACCTCGGTCCTCGCCATCATAAGAGCGCGTGACCTGGTAATGTCGCCCGCTTGTCTCAGGCGTCTGGCGATCGTGTTAAAGTCCGTCCCCGTCGCGACCGCCTTGATGATCTCCGATCGCAGCTTCTCGGCGACGGCCGGGGCGAGCGTCTTTTCAAAATACGCCAGCATCGGCGACCCGTCGCCCATCATCCCGACCGCGGATTCGATCGTGCGAGGGCTGAGTGTCGAACCGAGCTGTATCGGCGTGCCGGGCGAGATCACGTTGATCGCCTCGCGCGCATGGTTCGCCGCGATCTGTATCGCCGCCCGCTGCTCGGCCGCGACGCGTGCCGTTACCCGACCGCCAAACCGCACGATCTGCTCCTCGACCTGGGCAAGAAGCGAGCGTAACCGCCGCGACCGCAACGCCCACGACCGTGACACCTCGACGCCCTCAGCCGCAGCTTCAGCGATCGCACGTTCGATTTCCTTGTATTGCTTTTGAAGGTCCGCCTGCAGCTCGCGATACACAGCCAGCATCTCGCGAAACGTGGCCTCTTCGCGTTCGATCAACCGCTTCCGGTGTGCTTTGAGCAGGTCATCGAGTACTGACATAAAAAGCTCCCCTCCTTACGAAGGAGGGGTGGCAGCCGCTTCGGCTGACGGGGTGGTTCTCTACTCGGTAGGCTGTGGATCGTCGCCCGCCTCGATGTCTTCGCCAGAATTAAACTTCTTGATCGCAGCTTCAGCTTTCGCGAGATTCATCTCCTCAAACCGCTTGATGTCCTCCTCGCCGTACCCGGTCTCTGTCCAGAGCTGCTCCACCGGCACGCCGAGATCTTTCTTCAATAACAAATTCTCCAGCCGGTCCGATTCCGACAGCGGTGCCGGGTCCTCCCACTCGGTAAACAACCTGATATCCTGCCCCTTGCCCTCGATCCTCAGTGCCAGCGACATCAGGTCGGCCCACACGTCGCCAAACGAATTGATCCGGTCCCGCACCTTCGCGATGAATCTCGCCTGCAGCTTTTCGATCGACACGCCCGACTGCGGGAACGACGCTCCGGTCAGCATAAAATAGTTCAGCGGCGTCCCGGTCACCGCCGCGATGTCCGTCCTGAATCCGTCCTTGACCTTTAGTCCCCAAACTTCGCCTCGTTGCTCTCATTCAGCCACAGCCGCTCGACGCCGGCGACAAATGGCGGTATCGGCTTGCCGTCGTCGTCCACCTCCATCTCGATGCCCGTCGCCCACCGCTGCCGGAATGCTGAGAACTCCATCGCGACCAGCATGTCGAGCACCGTCTTGTTCAGCGCGTTCTGTACCGGTATCGCGTCCTTGAGCTCCGACTTGCCAAACGAACCGATGTCCGAGTTGTTGGCAAAGTGAAACACCGGCACGATCCCGTACTGGTTAGGTATCGAGAAGCTCCCGCCGTCCGCCGCATACTCGTCCCAGTCGCCCACTTTCTCGGGCAAGGCGGTCACGTCCCGCTTCGATATGTACCGCTCGGTCCGGTCCGGGTAATACAGGTTCAGCCGGGCCTTTTTCTTTCCCTTCTCGTCCGGCGTCGTGAACCAATACTTCGCCGCCCACAGGATCTTGCCCGGCGTCTCCTCGTCATAGACCACCGTGCAGCTCGCGGCCTTCTGCGGGTAGATCGTCGTTTTCTGTTTCGGGTCTACCCAGACGATCGCGTATGCGTCTCCGTTCATCACTGCCTCGCGATGGATCTGTCCGGCCCTCACGCCCATGCGGTTCTGCTGCCAGATCTTCCAGGCGTCGGTCGGGATCTCCTTCTTGCCGTCAGCATCCTCGACTCGATAACCGGTCACGATCAGCTTGTCCCTCACCGCATCCACCACGGCCGGGCACAGGTTCAGGGCAAACTCGCGAAACAGCGTCCCGAATACGTTCTTGAATTTTTCCGTCGCGAACGTGAGCGTGTGCGCCCCGTCGTAATAGTTCGTCGGCGTCTCGTAAGTTGTCGTGTTTGCCGTCAGCTTTTTGGCTGCAATGACGATGTCCTTGTTATCTGCCATGACTTATGTCAGAACCGGGAGCGGTAGCGACCGGATTCCGGTTAGTTTGAAAATTTCACTTTTCACTATTCACTGTTCGTTATTAACTGCCCCGCCAGGGTGTCCCTAGCTGTCCCTGTGCTATGTCACCGGCCAAATACCGCTCGTTGGCCGTATCGCCACTCCGTCACCAACAGCGGCCGTTCTTTCCGCTTGTCCCTCGTCACTTGTCCCTGTCACTAAAATGCGTGTAGCTTCCCCTTCATCTTCGACAACATCCCCACCGCGATCGACACCGCGTCGACCTGATCGTCGTGCGCATCGCCCTTGCCGGTGAAGAGAAACAGCTCCTCGAGAAATGCATCGTTCCACGGCCCCTCCACCAGGAACACCTTGCCGTCCTCGGCTAGGCTGGCCCACGCCGTCGCCCGCGTGTACTTGTCGTTCTCGACCTTGACCGCCTTGAGCGATTTGTGACGGATCGCCGGTACCCGCCGCAGGTCCTGGACCAGTGCCTGGCCGTGCATAGCTTTCTCGATGCCGTGCTGAGTGTTCTTGTCGTCGACCATCCGCTGGACGACATACCGCTTCTGCTCCGGGTACTCGATCCGCTTCCGGTAACCGTCACCGATCCACAGGTTGCCCGCCCGGTCGAACGCGCATCGGAATGACGCCGTATAGTCGGCCGACGTCTTTGTCGAGATCGCGAGATCGTACCCGCGGCACCATCTCAGGTTTGTCGGCACCTCCGACGCAGGTTTGATCTTGTCCTTGCCAAACCAGTCCCGTTTGAATAGCACGCCTTCGCGCAGCACCGGCCGCTGCTGATACAAGGCTGCGAACGAATACGAGCCCAGCTTCTTCTCGATCCGCTTGAGGGCGGGCAGGTCGTACCTCGCCGGGCACAACGCCTCGCCCTCCTTGCGACGCAGCGGGTCGTTCTCCTCGGCGATCGCGGGCAGTGAGACGATGTCCCAATGCTCGCCGCCCTCCTTCATGTCCTTGATCAGGCGCCCGGCCAGGTCGTCGTCATGCCATCGCGTCATCGTCAGCACGATCGCACCACCCGGCTCCAGTCGTGTATAGAGATCGTCGTTGAACCAGTCCCAGACCTTGTCGCGGTACGCTTCCGACTCGGCTTCCTCGCGTGACTTGACCGGGTCGTCGATCATGATCAGGTCGCCGCCAAATCCGGTGATACCGCCGCCGACGCCGACCGCACGCAGTCCGCCGCCGATCGCTGTCTCCCATTCCTCGACCGCCTTCCGGTCCTTCGACAGGCCCGCCGACATCCGGCCCTTTACCACACGCAGCATCTTGCGCGAGAACCTGTTCGCGAGCTTCTGGTTATAGCAGCCGAGGATGATGTTTAGCTTGGGATTCTGCTCGAGCCTGAACGCCGGGTACCTGACCGTGACCGTTTCCGTCTTCGTGTGCCTCGGCGGCATAAAGATCATCAGCCGCTTGCACACGCCCCGTGAGACCAGATCGAGCTTTGAATACAAATAGACCTGATGCTTCCAGTCCCACGTCCACGTCGGGGCCACGGCCGGTAGCCATTCCGGGAACTCCAACGCGTCAAGGCCCAGCTGCTTCCGGATCTTGTTGATCGCAGCCTTCGCCGACTGCCTGTGATCTATTTTCGTTGCCGCCTTCACTATGAAATTTCAGATCTTCAATTTGAAGATAAGTCCTATCCGTCCTATCCGTCCCATCCGCGGCTAAAGTTCTTCCGGTTTCTCTTCTTCGATCACGAACTGGCTCTCCGCCCACTCGATCAGGCCGTCCTCCGCGTCGCACAGCTCCTTGGCCAACTGCGGTGATATCGTCGCCGCGCCCGTGAGTAGGTGCTTGAGGAAAAAGACAAAGTTCGCATAGTTGTCCCGTGCGGCCTCGAGCTTGTCGAGTATCTTGATGCTCAGGTCCGCGTACTGCTTGTGCTGCCAGATCAGGTCCTTGGTCGCCTTCACGCCGGCGACTTTGATCTCTTCAAATGCCGCATCGCGGATATGCTCGCACTCGATCAGCAGCTTCTCGGCCGACGTCGCCGCGACCGATGAGGTGACAAGCTCCGCGAGGTGCTTCTTTAACGCATGGTCCCAGCGGCCGCGGCTTATCAGTCCCTCGCGCATCCCGCCAGCCGCACTCTTATCCTTGCGATCGAGCAGCATGTTCTGCTTGAACGAGGTCCACCCCAACCGGTGCATCTCCTGCTCGATCAGGTCAAACCGTTCGCCCGCGTGCTTCAGGTACAGCGCGAACGCATCCTTGACCATTTCCTCGCTCAGCTTCTTTCCCATGATGGTTCGTTGCGAAAGCCAGACCTGTAATAAGTGCCTGTCTTTGACTGCTTCAAAACTACAAAATGGCGACGCCTCTTCGCGCCGCCCGACTGGTCCCCGTTCGTCCCATACGTCCTATTTTCTTGTGACCGCATAGATCACGACCCCCGCCGCGGCTCCATAGACCAGATACTTCACTTTTTTCAACAGCGTCATCTGGTTCTTTTTCAACGTCTTGATCGCTGAATCCTTGGCCGCGATCGCATCCCGCAGGGCGTCCTTCTCCGCTGCGTCGAGCGTTCTGATGTTTTTCAGCCTGTCCGAGATCTGGCGTTCCAATGCCAGCAGGTCGGCCTGCAATGCGATCTGCTTACCCTGTGAGGCGAGCAGCTGGCGTGCGGCCCTCAGCTCCTCGACTGCCTCGGCACACGCGGCTATCAGTCCCGCGTCGGGCGGCGTCGGCGTCGGCGTCGGCTCACGGTATGCACGGATATCCGAGATCTGCGAGCTCTCGGCAAAGCTCTGCTGCCGTAGGTGCGTCTGTCCGCTGCTCGCGTCGGGCACGCTCAAGCTCAGTGCGGTCACGGTCAGCATCAGCATCAGCAGCATCCAGTTCCTTTTGTTTCTCATCTCGTTTTACCTCGATCTTCTCGATCTCTTTTTCACGTTTCGCGATCTCGACGGCTATCTCGGCGGCCTTCTTGAGTGCCGCTGCGGCCTGGCGTTCGGCCTGACGTACCTTGATACCCGACCAGAATGACGACACCCAGCCCGAGACCATCACCATCAGCACGACGGCCGCGACCCCGCCGAGCACCAGCTTTTGCAGCCCGGTCATCGAATCGACCAGATCACCGATACCCTCGCGTATCGTCATTTCGCCAAACCTCGCACCATTTCCTTGATCTCGCGCAGGCTCGTCTCGATCGACGTGAACCGCTGCTCGTTGCGCTTATCGACCTCCTGCGAGATCCGCAGGTTAAAGTGAATGTTCTCGTTGCTCTTGTGCTCGTCCAGCAATGCACGCGTCGCGGCATTATCTTTCTCGAGCTCCACGATCTCGTGCCCCTGGCTGTCTACCTTGCTTTGCAATCGAACGGCCTTAACGACAAGGCCGACGACAGCCCCGACGAGGGCGACGATCACGGTCGGTGTCAATAACTGAGTTGCTTCCATAGTGGGATCAGTGTTTCGGCCTCTCGCTATTCCAAAAGATCAGGACCAGCAGCAGGGCAATGCCCACCACCGCGGCCGCGCATAACATCGGAGGCCCGTCGTTCATATCTATTGGGGCGGCCTGCCGCCTACCACGGGATTGTGAAAGCTCGGCGTTGCCCTCAGCGTGTTCATGTTCGTCACGTATGCAAAGATCTTGTCGTGATACTTCACAAAGACGACGATCGCCCCTACGATCACCAATGCGATCAGCGAGAAGAGCCCGATCTGCATCCATTGCGGCAGATCGGCGATATAGGCGAGTGCCGCTCCGGCCGACGTTCCCGCCAGTGCCCGCGTGATCCACGACTTTGCCGTGTCGATCTGCGGCGTGTATGCCGGGAAGTTTCCCGCCTCCTGCTGTTGGCCCGGCGACAGCTCGTTAGAGGTGGGAATACCGCTGGCCAAGGCCAAGGCCGGAGCGTCCTCTGTCAGCGGCTCCGGATCCGCCGTGAGTTGAGCCGTCGCCGAGCTGTTGTCTGGTTCGCCGACCGCCTCGCGCTGATCGTCGATCGCGTCGATATCGGCGTCAGTCAGCCGAAACCCGTGTACGTTCAGCGGCAGTGCCAGGTGCCAGTTGCCGCGTGCGATCTGTGCCAGGAAAAAGTCCGTGCGGTAATCGGTCACCGCCAGCCGAGGTATGCCTTCGAGCCACGCATCGCGGTCCTTGACGTATTC